CCATTGGTTCCAGCAGTGCCTTTTGGTCCTTGGTCACCCTTGGGACCAGGAGAACCATCACGACCCTTGGCTCCCTTTGTTCCAAGTTCACCTTTGTTTCCCTTGTCACCATTGGTGCCTGCAGTTCCCTTAGGACCCTGGTCACCCTTGGGACCAGGAGAACCATCACGGCCCTTGGCTCCCTTTGTGCCAAGTTCACCTTTGTTTCCCTTGTCACCATTTGTTCCAGCTTCACCTTTTGGTCCCTGGTCTCCTTTCGGACCTGGAGAGCCATTACGTCCTTTTTCACCCTTTTCGCCAAGGCCTTTTTGTCCTTTGTCTCCAGCAGGGCCTTGAGCTCCCTTGGGTCCTTGGTCTCCCTTAGGTCCAGCTGCACCATCAGAACCCTTTGGTCCAGTAGGACCAGTTGGGCCCTGAGCTCCAGTATCGCCTTTAGGGCCGGTAGGTCCAGTAGGACCAGTAGGACCATCAGAGCCTTTTGGTCCAGTTGCACCAGTGGGACCAGTGGCTCCCTGAGGGCCAGTAGGACCAGTAGCACCAGTATTTCCTTTGTCTCCCTTTGCAGATGCACCACCAGAAGCACCTTTAGCTCCCTTGGTTCCTTTTGAACCAGGGAGCTGTTGAACTCCATTGTTAGTAATCTCTACAACGAGAGGCCCAGGTAGGGTAATATCAACTTCTCCAGCCATGTTAGTTTGCAGCAATATCTTGAGTTACAGTGAATTGACCATACAAGTATGTAGTCACGGTATCTGGGTTAGGTGTTGGGTTTGTAGCTTGAATTTCATAGACGTAAGTTCCTGCGGGTACAAGCATATTCGTAGAACTAATAGTGACGGTAAGAACACCAAGACTTGTTCCAGTAACGGTGATGTTTGAACTAGTAATAACCAGCGGGCCATTGTCGTATTCTCGCACCTCCATTTTCCAAGTGTAAACACTCAGGTCAACAGCGTTACCATTTGAATCAGCAATGGTAGCAGTAAGCACAAATGTGTCACCTCGCCAACATACAATGTCAACTCTAGTTGCTATGCTTACAACTGCAGTAGGAGTTACGGTACAACAGGACATATTGCAAATTTATTGATTAGTTAGAGCATCCATTAGGCTGGGCTGAAACGACGGAGCCTCTCCTTGGCGCTGAGAAATCAACTTAGACTGAGCCTCTGCTTGCTTATTGATTCGGGCATCTTTACGGTTTTCCTTCATCATGTCAGTAGTCTCTTGAACCTGACCACGCACGACCTGAGAGCCCACAACAGCCTCGTTCTTGAGGCGCTGTAGCTCCATATCGTAAGTGTGCTGAAGTCCCATAAGTTCAGCCTTTGATTGCGTCTCCAGCTGAATCTTTTGAGCTTCAAGCTGAGCCTTTATTTGCTCTGCTTGAATCTCTGCTTGAGAGGCTAATTGGGCAGCCTGAGCATTAGAGTCAGCCTGTAGTTGAGCCTGCTGAGCAGCCTCGTCCATACGCTGCCGCATACGCTTCTTGCGACGCACAACGAGCAAACGCTCTGCTTGCTCTGGGTCTCTTAGCTGTCGGATAGCGATTGCATCTTCAAGGTCAATCTCCTTCTGAGAAAGGGCCATGTTGATGTTCTGCTCAAGGTAAATCTTTGAGCGGTCGTCCATCTCTCCCATCACGATGACACCAAAGTTGTACATCGACAGATTGTCAAACGACGTAAGGACAGCCATGTTGGTTTCTCCTATCGCATTGGTGTAGGACTTGTAGATGATGCTCTTCGGCGGAATCACCTGAAGGCACTTAACGATGTCCTCGCATACCTTCTTGTATAGTACCTGGGCAGCATGAGTGATGTCGTAGGTAGCATTGTTAGAAGCAGCAATAGCCTGCTCGCGAACACCAACAAGAGCGTCTGCTTTAGGCGTGCTTGCGTCAACAACTTCATTGATTCCCGTAGCATCGCGAATCATGCGCAAGTAGTGGTTGTAGATTCCAACCAGTTGCTCAATGTTCCGGATGGAGTTTCCGATTTCGCGGACAGGCGGGTTTTGGAACCCGCCCTCTGGATTCTTTGAACGGTAGTAGAATACACCAGTCTGTTCGTAGATGTCTTGAATCTCCAGGGGCTGCAGTTCTCCACCGCGTCCAAGCTGTACGTTCTCCAGTCCTTCGATGTCAATGATGAGACCATCAGGCTTAGCCTTAGCGATTGACTGCTGAATCTTCAGGTGCGTTATTTGAAGCATATCACCAAAGCCGATGATGCTTGACACCATAGACTTGGGAATCATGCCACGTAGGTTCGTGGCTACGCAAGAGTATGAAAGGCGAGCACGAGAGATATCGTGTACGTTTTTCGGGATGTTCTTCTGAACTCCGTAGTTGAACATCAGCTCAGTTCCAATAACGAATATGCCCCCGTATACGGTGGCATTCCTCATGTATACTGCTTCACGGTCAAATACTGATTGCTGCGGGGCATTGTACTCATGACCCTTGTAGTAGAATCCAATGTTTCCAAACTTGGACTCTTTCTTTTCAAAGATGATATCGTCAACAGACATGAACTCAAAGTCCATGATTTGCACCTTGTACTCGTCGTATCCGTAGCGATAGCGGTTGTTGATTGTTTCGTAGTTGTACCCCTGAGTAGCGTAGCGCAACGGGTCATTCCCGTAGCGATTCATAACCGTCTGAGCAATCTGCTGGTACTGCTCTTCGGTGAACTGGTTTCCAGCCAATCGCTTGAGCTCCATGATGGTGACCGTACGGAAGTGACCAGCGTAGGTCAGCTCCGTCATGTTGGGGTCATCCGTGTAGTTATGAATGAAGTATGCGGGGTCTACGTATTGCTCACGAATTCCGTAGTTCGGGTCGTTGGTGCGCTTGGTAACAGCCATACCACAGTTAACCAAATCCTCAACGCAGCGACGGTAGATGGCATCGTCAAAGTCATTCCACGTAAGAGTCATCTCCGTGGCTAGCTGTGCGGCGATTTCTGCGTCAGTCTTTACGTTGGTATCCAAGAAGATTTCCGTCTCTTCTGGAGTATCTGGAAGCGCATCCGGGTCTACTTTAACGGGGAGACCAAGGGCTTTTGCTTCTTGAAGAATGTCCTTGTTTTCGATGTGCAGAATAGCGACATTCTTTTTCTTGTCCTTCTCGCTACGAGAAAGTGGGTCTACAGCCTGAACCTGAGGGTACGGCTTGCGCGACAGAATCTTGTTTACTACAATGCGAACGAACTTCGGGATGATGGGAACCGGAGTGTAGTCCAGAGTAAGCATCGTTCCGTCTCCGTTGTTTGCATCCAAGGAGCTGAGAATCTGTCGGTAGATTGACGTATCCTGAGTTCCTTGTGCATAGTCGCGGTTGTTCTGCATTTCATTGAACCGACGACCGTATAGTGAGTTGTTGTAGTCAACACCAATCCACTGTGCGTACATGGCCTTTGCATACTGAAGGCCATAGCTTTGCGACATTTTTTCTTCCGTACTCGCTAGCGGGTCGGGAAAGGTAGATTGGCCTTTTGCTGTATAATCTCTTTGCATATCCACTACGGGCTAATATGCAAATATACTTATTTGATTCAGCGTATGATGACCCGACCAGGCCTGAAGAATTTCTTGAGATTGAAGTCAGCCTTTTCCTTTTTGACCGTAGCTCCCTGCGCAGCCAACAGAGCTAAGCCACTGGAAATGGACAAGTCAAATGCAGTACGGTCATCCACCTTGAAGTTAATCCAATCCTCGAGGGTTCTTTCAAAGTACATCTTTCCGAATTCTAAGCTTTCTTCATTTAGGCCAACGTGCGAATGGATGAACGCCTCGATAGCCTGGGCGTGAGCCTGGATAATGTCCTGCGAGTTTGAAGGAATTCCCTTTGTCTTTGTGCCTCCGCCATATCCAGAGCCCAAGTGTTCTGGTCTGTTCATCAGATAGTTATCGTATCCTCGCTGCTCAAAGTAGCGAGCGATACCGTACTTGTTGTTCTCTATCAGCAAACTATATCCGTAAAACTTGGCCGCCATCAGCACGTCCTCATAGAATATTTTAGCAAGCGGTGGGCGGGAAGCATACTCCGCAACGAACATATTTGCGGGGTACTGAAGATTGAATTTGTTGTACAGATGGCACGCGCCCTTAGAGCCGCGGCCATCTATGGTAGCGTCAATGTCATAGGAGTCAACTCCGCCGACTCCGAGCCAATCGTTCTGGGGCCCCGGCTTGTTTCGAAGCTCAAATGGTGGCATCCACGTAACTCGCCACCTTCCATTTGCGTCAGGCTTGAAATATACCTCTGTGTCCTGCTTTCCGTCTTTCCATACGAAGTTTCCAACAAGCACTGGGTTTGGATACAGCTCCTGATTGTATTGGATTTGCTCGTATATCTTCTGGACGTTGAATACCGACGACTTTGCGCTGTCACGGAAGGCCTCTGCGGTGGTGAACGGGAACTGACGGATGACTTCGTTAAGCTCATAGCTGTCGCTGGCCAGGGCCTTTCTCTCGTTCTTCAAAAACGTCTTGGCTCCTATGCTTATTGGCTCTCCCTCTATGCCAAAAATTGGCGTTTCTGGGTCTTCCACTATGGGATATCCGTACTTGTCAAAGAAGCCTTCCATGGCTTCGTAAGCCGGGATAAAGATTGAGTAAAGTCCGCTCTTTGTGCGTCCGTTTTCGTTGCGCTCCTTTGGATTGCTGGAGTCATATAGGTCACGAAACTGGCGGCCACCCCTATCGAGCGGGTTTACCGTAGAACCAACTATGGCTTTGCCGACAATTTTACGACCAACAAGCAGACAGGTGCGGTGAATGCGCCAAGATTCCCTGATATCGGTCGGTTTTTCCCACTTTCCAGCCTCATCAAGGTACAATATGTGCAGTTTTTCACCGTCGTAGGCGTTGTTTGTGGTGTTTTTCCAGTTGATTACCGTATTCAGTGCGTCTCCGCGCTGCGATGTCTTGTTATTCTTGGTGATTCGCTTGGATGGCTCACGGAAAGCAAGCTCCATCCGTGGATTTGTGGTACCATCCTGGATGGGCTTGAAGAAAAAAGGCAGCGACTTATAGATTGGAAGCACCTTCTTCATGAAGATGTTCTCCTGAGCGTCACCTCCTGTCTTGGACATGATACCCAACAGCCTTTCTTTTACCTGTGTGGCTTCATTGATGAGCGTTGAAGCGCTCATATTGGTATACCCAGAGCGTCGACACTTCACGTACACCTGTCCAAGTGAGCGTGGGTCTACGTTGCAGGCCTCTAGGTGTATGAATAGCTGACGTTGAAACTCAAGGTAAGATGGGTACCCCACGTCAATCTTGGCCCACTGCAGAAAAAAGTAATGGTTTCCGGTGATGTAAGTAGGTACTCCGTTGTTGAAGAACCAAACTCCACTTCTTCGTCTTTCATATTCCTGGGCAATGTAAGGTGTGTACTTCTTTCTAAAGGTTTCTGGCATCGTCATCCACTCCTCCATGGAGTTCACCTTCCTGAGCTCTTCAGGGAGCTCAGTGCGCTCCCACATCTGCTGCTCCTTAGGAAGGTCGTGGAATAGAATGTCTTGTTTTTTGGGCTTCTTGGGAAGCTGAATGGCCAGGTCTCCATAGACAACAATGTCCCCAGCCGTTCCTTGGGAACAAATGTTGACGATTACCTCGTCTTCTATTTCGACTAATCCGGCCATCAGCTATCCCAGTAGATAAATACCCAGTCGCTATTTTGAGAATTGTTCTGCGAATCCTCCTGAGTAGTCTCGCTCTTCTTTGATTTCTCCACTGTCGTGCAGCTGTCTTATGAGAAGCTGTAGCTTCTCGCGTTCAACAATCAGTTCTTTAGCGTCAATTGCAGTTTGCTTGATAGCCTGTAGCTCTGCCTTTCTCTGAGAGCCAGACAGTTCTTGGTCCACGGGCTTTTGTATCTCCTGAATCATGTTCTCAATGGCAATCTCCATTGCGGACATAAGACGGCTTGCCGTTCCTACGTTGTCAAAGCTATTCTTGGACCTGGGCATAGATGTGAGATAGCATTACCCGATACAGACGCTCTCCGTCTACTTCCATTTCGTAGTCAGCATTCTTTTGAATGAATACCTTGTCGCCCGGCTTGAGGCCGAGCTCCTCCAACATATTTGATGGATAACGAATGTATCCGTACTGGTTGTATGACTTCTTTGACTGAACTAGTTCAAGTGTCTCACTCTTTAGCTCATAGTCCTGCTCTGCGGGGCTAAGGAATATCCACGGACCAAGAAGACGAACTTCTCCGGTCTCTTTGCTCTTGTATGCGTACGCTTGACAGCTGTGCGGGTCATTACCGCCATCCCACCACACATAGTACAGGGTGTCGTCTTCAAATACAAACTGCCCTCGGCGATGCTTCGCCTCATCAAACTGTTGGTTACCATACACAAGGTGATTCCCCCCAAGTAGAACGTGGTGATGGAAGTATAATGTATCTCCAACAGACACATCGGTCTTGTATCGCTGAGGCACTCCAATGACTTCGCCCTCTACTGCACGGTGAGCAAACTCATTGAACTTGGTATCCAAGTACATCTCTTTGCCAGCAATCTCGATAGTGTCTTTTACGGGCTTTGGTACTCGTACTATGAAGTATCTAATTGGTTTCATTAGAAGTCGCAATCGTGTTCAATTAAACAGGGCATATCGTCTATGGTTTTCCAGAGCATGGTGCCCTTTTCGGAATTGTAAATGTAGACAAGATATCGACGAATCCCATACACTGATAGGGCTCGTTCGTCCTGAATGATTGAATCGACTACGGCATCGCCAGTCCGCTGACCGACGAAGTACGCCATGGCGTCCTTGGGGTTTTGCCCCACAATGATTTTTCTGATAATTTCCATTTGAATTTCATTATTTCTTTAACCAGTATTCAATTGAGTTGGTTGGCTCGTCGTCGTCGTCATCTTCGTCCTGCTCTGCCGCAAAGCTATGGGCCATAACATTGAACATGATATTCAACTCCTCACCACCGTCCACGCTGTATCCAGCGAGGAATTCGTAGCTCTCTGGACTGTCTTCGTTATCGTCGTCGCAGGCTAGACCGAAGCAGTATGTCGCCATGAACTCTGGCCCAGCATTATTGTCTTTGATAATGTCGGCAATCTCATCCATCTTCTCTCTTACGAGGATGAACATTTCGATTCGCTTTTCTCTGGTCATAGGGCGTTATACTACGTCCCCTAATTTAGTAACGCTAAACGAAGTTTGAAG